CGGAAGGACGAGGAGCGCGACTCCGGCCAGGCCCAACGAGCTTATCGATATTGAGTTATTTGATGGGTGGGTAGACAATCTTGATGCGTCTACCCAAGAATCATTCTGCGCATTTTGCGGAGATAATTACTCAGTAGTTGAAATTTATTTATACTCCAGATTTCTTGGTTACAGGGGAAGTATTACGGCGTGTGACCTCTGGGTCAAAGATAATTATAAAAAACCGGATCACCGAAAAAAACTCCTGTACGAAATCGACGAGATGCAGGAAGATATTCGCAAGTTACGTGAAGATATTGAAAACCTGTCCGTCAAACGTGATGCAGGAGTTGCACGTATTGCATCGATGCAAAAAGAATTACGTGGGACTATTGCTCAGGTAGAACAATTTACAGGCAATAAAGATCGCAAAGGTTTGTTAATGGCTGGTGCCGACCGTGCCATTCGTGAACTTCTTTTTATTTTTAAAGATGATCCCATTGAAAGTCCTTTGGAAGAAGCAGCAATGAGTGTATGGGCTCGTATGCAACTTGAAGAATAAATACCTTTAGAATACATTTAAACTAAACACGTATATTCATGGGCGCTCAACAAGGCGGCATGTCAGATCCTCGCCAACGCCAGTTAGCGCGTGAAGGTATGGAGATGCGCCGCAATCGCATGCGAGATCAAGCTCCACAAGCAGGTGGTAGTGCAGAAGAGCAATCTCCTGGTTTTCCTGGTATGGGTATGAATCCAAGCCGTTTGCAGATGCAAGAGCGCAGTGCAGCAGGCATGGATCAAACCACTTCCTTGGAACGTCAATCCCCACAGTTTGCTCCAGGTATTACATTTGGACCTGGCCGTGCAAATCGTATGCCAGACCAAGGCAGTCCTGAGTACGAACAACTTGCTGCTCGTATGCGTGGCCTTCGTGGACGTGGTAATCGCTAATGGCTAAAGGTAAGATGCCACCTCAGCTTCTCGAGTACCTCAAGAAGAAAGAAGCTAAAAAAGAAGACGGCACTGAGATGTCGGACAAAGAAAAACGTAAAGCAGCTCTCGATAAAGCTCGCAAGTACAAAGACCAGAAAAAACAAAAAGAAAGTAAATAGGATAGTATTCAGTAGTATCTGAATAACTGTTGTGCCTTCTTACCAGCACCTTGCATACCGACGTAACGCAAAGGCTGCTGCACGCAACCAACAAATCAGAGTACCTAAAAACCTAGATCTTCTTCAACGTGCGCGAGAAGATTTTGGATTCTTTTGTGACTATGTAGCTGATAAACCTCCTGCTCAACATCACCAGGATTGGAATCGCCATTTTGTTACCAATGAAAACAGTAGTTGCCTGTTGCGTATTGCTGGTCCCAACATCGACCTACTTGCCCCTCGTGGTTCTGCCAAGTCAACAGTCTTGGGTTTGCTTACGGCGTGGGCTATTGGTATTCACACGCAAGCAAAACTTCCACTTCAAATTCTTTACTTGTCTTACACGGTTGATATTGCACGTTCTAAATCAGCAACTATCAAACGCATTATTGAAAGCAAACGGTACCAAGAAGTTTTTCCTACCGTACGACTTCTTAAAAACGTAACCAGCAACGAGTACTGGTCTATTGATCATAAATTTGCAGGCATTGAAGTAACTGGTGATGAACAATTCACACTGTGCGCTGCGGGCCTTAAAGGTTCCGTGACCTCCAAGCGTTCGCATTTGGTAATGATTGATGACGCCATTAAATCTGCGGCAGATATTTCAAACCCTGACATTCGTAAAACAATGCAGGACAACTGGAATGCGGTGATTTCACCAACGATGTTTGAAGGCGCCCGAGCAATCTGCCTTGGAACGCGTTTTAGGCATGACGATATTCACGCCACTACATTCAACGAACAAAACAATTGGATGCAGATTGTTCTTTCTGCAATCATCAACGATCCTAAAACAGGCGAAGAAGAATCATATTGGCCTGATATGTGGTCATTGGACTATCTAAAAGAAAAGAAACGACAGGCACCTATTGCTTTTTCGTTTCAGTACATGAATCAAATTGTCAGGCAGAACGAGCTTTCCCTTGCACCAGAGCTTATTGTCAAAGCTGAGATTGCAACTGAGTTTGACACGTTAGGCGTAGGGGTTGACCTATCAGCTGGCATCAAAGAAAAGAATGACTACACGGTCATGATCCTTGGCGGACGCATTGGAGATCGCATACATATCATTGATTACCGCCGAATTCGAGTCATGGGAAATCTTGAAAAACTTGATGCAATGAAAGAATTGCTTAATGACTGGTCAATTATTTCAAAGGATCAAAACGATAATTATTTTCCTACTTATTCAACGTGTGATATTTGGTCAGAAGCTGTTCAGTACCAAGCTTCTCTAGAAGCTGATTTCAAGAGGGTGTGCCTCAATAACGAAGGTCTCTACAATTTGATTTGGCACCCAGTCAAAGGGTTCCGAGCAGACAAGTTGGCACGGTTCCGGGGCATCATGGGTATGTTTGAAGATCGAAAGATTATTTTTAATCGTTTCAGAAACTTCACTAATCTCTTCGAGGAACTCACGAATTTCGGCGTAAGTGGTCATGATGACTGCGTCGACGCGTTGGTTTGGCTAGTTACAGGTTTAGCACGAAAGGGTCAGCTTCACCTTGATTACTGATCGTAAAATAAAGAGAAAGATTTCATACCTGTGGGCCCAGAGTATTTAACAATTGCAATTACAGCAGTTGTATCAGCTGTCACAGGCGGATCCTGGGTAGCAAACAAAATCCTAAGCCGAACGCATGAGCGGCTGCAAACTCTTAACGCATCGTTACGTTCGCAAGAAAACCGTGTGGACTCCCTAGAACAACAGATAAATCGCATGCCTCTTGAATATGTGTTAAAAGTTGATTTTCTAAGAGAAATTCAAAACATGCACGATAATTTTCAGCAAATCAACAATAAGCTTGATAAGCTTATGGAAAAGCTTTTGGCCAAATGAGTTACATTCTTGAGGTTGAAGAAGACGAAAACGGTGAGCCGTTTATCACGCTCCCGGAAGAAGTCCTTGAAGATCTTGGTTGGGAGCAAGGGGATGTTCTAAATTGGGACGTCAAGGGAAATGGAATCATTCTTACCAAAGTCAACGATCCTGCTGGGTTTGAAATTATAGAAGAGTAGAATACACAAATACAGGAAGCGTAGACATGTATTACTCAGGAACGACTAACGTACCAGGAGCACCCGGTAATCTTTTAGCTGGTGGTTTTAACCACGTAATTCAACAAGGACCTGGCGCGTTGGGTGGGCGCTCTGAGGAACAGATTCGTCGCTTACAACAGAACCTTCCCGAAAATCAACAGCTTCTTGAAGAGTTTCAACGCCGGGGCATTACGCCAGGTGGTGGCCCCAAGCTGCCTTTAGCTGGAACTAGCAATCTTTCTGGTGCCATTGCAAACCTGCTTCCAGGTGCCCCTGGTAATAATGCTGGTTTCTATGGTGGTCCACAAATAGGACAGGCTCCTGCAGGCTTCCAATCTAAAACTGTTTACTGATGAAGACAAAAAAGTTAGTTAAAAAAGCGTTAAAGAAGCCTGAGTTTTATAGCTCAGCTGAACTTGTGTATTTTAAAACTTGGCTTTGTCTCCATAAAAAGTCCAAGACTGCTAAGATCAAGAAAGCTAAATAGGCAAATAGTTAATGGCTGTAGACGCGAAAGCCAGACTTAAAGAAATTGTTGACTCCTACCTGGAAAAGGATGGTGGGGCAGCAATTGATACGGGCATTGTCGCGTCACACCTGGCACAGATGAAATTGTTTGGCATCCGTCAGGGTGTTGAATTTTTTCCTGCGCAAGATAACTTTGGTAATCAGCGCAAAGATTTTATTGAACGTGTAATTAAATACAATCAAATTGACACACGCCTAGATTCACTCTGGGATTATTTCCTTTGCGATGGTCAAGGTCTTTTTTATATTCGTCCCACTGAAAATAACTATCGCCTTTACTACTTTCGCAAGCATGAGTATCGCAGTTTTTACAACGTTGATGGCGAGCTAGACGAAGTTGTAATCATTTATAGCTACAAAGTCCGTCAGGGCTTTGGCTATCAACAGGATATTGAGACCACCAACTTAGGCGGCCAAGCATCCATGGGACGCGGCGGTGCTAAACGCTATATACGTCTTTCTATTAAACGTAAAACAATTGAAGAAACTCACTCCGAGGGTGAGCTTTCATTTGATACAAATTACCAGGTAATGACTGGTAAAACTAAAACGTTTAAAAATACACTTGGCTTTATTCCTTGTGTTGAAATTTTTAACAATCCCAAGGGCTTTTCTACAGAAGGTGTTGGCGAATTTGACGCACTAGCCAACCACATCTGCACGCATGACGACATGGTTCGTAACATGCGTAAGAACGTTCAGTTCTTTGGTAACCCAACACTCTTATCTTCTCGCCCCAAGACAGACCTTATGGAGTCTGGTGGGGACGCTGTGGTACAACGTCCATCTATTGCAGCTAATTCAGGTTTTACTGGTAGTGGTGCATTAAGCCAATCACGGTTTAAAGCAGATCCTATTTCTCGTGGTGTTGACGGACAGATCCGAGTTCCAAGGGTAATCGCCAACCTGGAACCTAATGACCGAGTTGGTTACATTGTCCCGGATGCAATCTCAGGTGACCAAAATTCTTTTGCGCGTCAATACAGAGAAGAAATCCGTACAGCCCTTGGCGGTGTTGACGAGTTGTCAATTTCTGCAGGCGTAACTGCAACTGAGTACAAATCCTTGTTTGGTCGCGTTTCAGCCACATCTAAGAAAAAAGCAAATTCTATTTACACCTATGGTGTTTGCCGCTGTTTAGAACTGATTATTTTCCAAGAAGAACGCATGTTTCGTGAGACGCTTGCAGCTGCAGCAGGCCTTGAGCGCCCCTTGGAACTACCCGAGAATGCTTCACAGGAAGACATCATGGCCTATGAAGATGCAATGAGCAGGTTTGAGGATCAAGTCAAACAATTGATGATGGCTTGTCTCAAAACCCAACAGATTCCGCCAGGTGTTCTTGGCTTAATCCCCGATGGTGACGTGACAATGCAGTGGCGTTGGCTTGGTCCTGTCTACGAAGATTCAACGCAAGATACGCTGAACAACTCCATTGTGGTGCGAAATCTGCAAGAATTAGGTGTTGATAGCATTGAAGCACTGAAATACCTCTTCCCGTCTAAGACGGATGAAGAAAGGGCAGGGATGCTATCTGGCTTCCCATTCAGGATGGTAGGCGAACTGCAGAGTGCTTATTCTCAGTTTGCTCGCCTAGTGGGGGGCATGATGCAGACCCCTCACCCGCAATCACCGGATTTACCGATGGCTGCGGATCCGAGATTGGATTTAACTCCATATCTGTACCGTACTTTAGAAGCTCTACAAAAGGAGATGAGTTATGCAGGACGCTATCGTCCAATCGATCCCACAGACGAGCCAAGCACCAGCAGCCGTCGCTCCGAGCAGCTA